CAAGCTCGTTTCGGATATCCGCAATGAGGCTAACCAAACCACTTTCTCAGGTGGTCGTGTTATTGGTTATCTAAATGAGAAGAAAGATGAGGGCAACAACGTCGCGTGGGAGTTTAGTGGTGATATTGCTAAACTTAAGGCGATGTCTGATGAAGCACAGCCAGCAAACAACCTAAAGGTTTGTGTTCTTAATGGACGAGATCTACAACCATGTGATCCAGGGGATGCTGATGATTCAATTGCTGAAGTTGTGTCTGTTAATACAACTACCGGTCTTGTCAATCTTAATACGCTTGATACTACCGGTGTTCCTAATGGTGTTGCTTGTCCAGTCCTGCTTCGCACGGATGACCAGCATGCTGAAGTACTAGCACTTGCAACAGTTAATACAGCATTGGCTGGTGTATTTGGTCTTCTAGGTGCTGGAGGTACTAATGAGCCGCAAGGCATCTTTGCTAACCTCTCAGATCCTGTGATCTTTGGTAATGGTGCGGACGGCGCTCTTGCTGCAGCTAACACGGTAAGAGATGGTTCTGGTGAGCTAATCGGTAATGTGCATTCAGGTGATGATGGCGGCGATGACAATCGTGCTGCTCTTAGCCTAGGTGAACTGCAGAGACTGGTTGATCAGATCGATGTAGAGTCGGGTGAGGCTCCGGACATTTTCTTGGTGCATCCTGTCTTCCGACAGGCATATGCTGGGTTAATGGTTGCTACTAGTAATAACAACAACAACTTGGTTGTTGATACTACGTCCGCTGGAAAGGGAGATGCTGGGTTCAGTGCCTTCTCTTTCAACAACATTCCATTCAGGTCCTCTAGGCACGCTCCTAAAGGTATGGTCGTTGCTTTGCATACGCCCTCTTGGAAGCTTTGTGAGTTGGAGTCTGGCGGCTTCGCTGACCTAGATGGTGCTGTTCTCAGCCGAACTGCAAATGCAGATAAGTGGGAAGGGTTCTATCGCTGGTATTACAATCAGGTTTGTCTCCGACCGGGTGCTAATGGCATCTTGGTAGGTTTTGACTTCCCTGGTGCTGGCGATGGTGGTTGAGCCCTAGGTTAGGCTAAATTAGGCTTTAAGGGGCAGGATGGTTCACACCGAACTGTCTTGCCCCTTTTTTGTATTAAGGAAGATATGGACTTTATATTACCAATTTTTATGTTTTTAGGAATAGTTTTTGTAGTCCAAGTGAATATTATCACTTGGCTTTTTACTGAAAGGCTATACCATAAAGTTAAAGAAGAAAAGGCAGTTGAGAATAGAAGTCCAGTTTCAGGTTATGCCACAGTGTTTGCAATGGAGGATGACTAATGGCTTTTAAATTTGGTAAAGGTGAGGGAGTCCCGGGTCATGAACGACGTATGGCTGCTTTAGAAATGCAAAGGAAGAGGGAAGAAGAAAGTGCTATGGGTGGCGCAGAGGGTGTTGGATTGGGTTTAAGTATTATAGGCGCAGTTGCTGGAGGCATAATGGGCGGTCCTGCAGGAGCAGTCGCAGGTTGGAAAGGCGGAGAAGCTCTAGGTGGACTAGGAAAAGCTGCTGTAGCATCAGGTCAAGGTAGATCGGGTGAAGCTTCAGAACATCTTAAAGGGGCAGTTAGTTCTGGTATTGCTGCATACCCGGGCATAAGTGATACTATGAAAGGAGGCGAGGGTGTCGACATCGCTCCTGCTGGATCTCCAAGCTTGGGGGTAGATACAGAACTTAAACTCGATGAGGACTTATATGACGAAGATTTCCTTAAGATGTTTAAGGAAAGATATGCCAAAGGGAAATCATCATAATGGACTATCCTAATCTAAAAACTCCTTTAGCCAAAGCTAAAACAGATAAGTCAACTTATACTAGATTATGGGACTTGGCTTTAATGTATTTACAAGGCAAACAACACATTGTCTATGACAAGAATTTAAAGTCTTATGTTACAGCCAGGATGGATCAACATAAGGCACAGTATACAGTCAACCTCTTAGTTAACATCTATCGACACATCGTTTCTAGACTGGCAGTTGAGTATCCCTCAATTTCAGTTCTTCCTGCCTCTCCTTCAACAGAGGATATTCTAAAAGCTAGATCCTCAGAAGAGGCACTTAAATATTATTGGCACAATAACAACATGAAAGAAGTTATTAATGAAGCCGTTAAGTGGCTTGTTAGTACTGGTAATGTTGGACTACAAACATTCTATGATCCTGATCTAGAGTCAGTTGGTACTAAGGTAGTTTCTCCTTACGATATATTTTATGAATATGGTGTCAAAGGACCAGAGGAAAGTCAATGGGTTGCCGTTAGGCAAGTTGTTGTTAAAGAAGAATTAGAGAAGCGCTTTCCTAGATTCAAGGATAAGATATCAGCATTACCAGATGCAGTAGTATCTTATGGTGGTGGTAGCTGGGAAGACGCACCAGAAGGTAGAGCAGAGATTTATGAAGTATATTGGAAGGATGGTAGATATGCTTTGATCAACGGGGACTTACATCTATTTGAAGGAGAATACCCCGTTGGCGCAACGCCTGTACAACTAATTCGTTATACCGATATTCCCTATAGTTTATGGGGAGTTGGTCTTGTCTCTAATCTATTAGATCTACAATCACTCTATAACAGAGTTAGAAATCAAGTTGTTGATAATGTAGACCTTATGAGCCACCCTAAGTGGTTGATCCCTAAGACAGCAGGTGTGCCTGCTAATTCAATCAAGGGTAAGCCGGGGGAGAAGATTTATTATAATGCTGCTAGTCCTCCACCACAACAGATTGCTGGTGCTGGATTACCACAGTATGTTATGAACCATATTCAGCAATTGCAAAATGAAATGCTAGATGTTGCTGGACTACATTCAACATCAGTTGGAAAGAGGGCTGTAGGTATCAACTCTGCTGCTTCTATTAATGCTCTTTCTGAAAACGATACTTCGCAACTTCAAGTAACACAACAGAATATTGAATATGCTGTACAGAATATAGCTAAAACAATTCTAATCTTCATGAAGGAATATTACGATAAACCAAAGATGATGAGAATGTTGGATGGTCAAGGTTCAGTTGTATTCAAGAGTATTTCATCGACCGAAGTTGTTGATACTCCTGAGATCTTTATCGAAGCCGGGTCACTCTTCCGAGATGAAACTATGGACAGGAAGCAAAGAATACTAGACATGGTTGAAATGGGTATTATTGATAAGGACGAGGCTGCTGCTGAATTACACTTTAAGACAGACAACAAGTCTATCCTAGATAAACTAGCCACCATGTCACACGCTCAGGACATGCTTAAAGCTGCTGTCGCAGGAAGAGGAATTGAATTCTTCCCAACAGATGATCTAGATTTGATTGAGAGAGTCTTTGCCGAGTACATTAGAAGTCCCGACTTCTATGAACTCTCACCACATTTGCAACAGCATGTATCCAAGATTTATGGACAGATATTCCCAGCCAAGGGACAGAAGGCGCAGCTACAACAACTTAAGTCTGGTGGTGCTCAAGCTGCCAAACAACAAGGTGCAGAGGCTGCTGCTAAAAAGGCTAAGGCTAAGGCTGCTATGGATAAAGATCTTTCCTTCTTTAATCGTCCTGCGCAAACTCAAGGTAGAGGTCCTGGGCAGCCTGCAACTTCCGAGGAGGCTGCAGCCAGAGGTGCTGAAGCAGCCATGGGCGGTGGCGTAGGAGGAGGAGGTTGATATGAATACAGGAGAAATTAAGCAACTGTTTAAAGACTTTACTGATGAAGCTGATACAACTTTTATTACTGCAGCCAATGTAGAGTTGTACTGCCAGATTGGATATGATCAATTCCGTAGAAAGGTTAGTGAGTATGATCCCTTCTTTTACACTCAGACATTCACCTTTAATGTTTCAAGTGGTAATATTAATCTAAGTACACAAGCGCCTGTAGAGGAAGCAGCAGTCTTTCTACTGGGTTCTGGCGCTACCCCTACCACACCACATGGTAAGATGTCTCAACTTATTAGAGTTGGTATTCAGACTAGTAGTAATCGATTGCCCGATTATTGGATGACTGGTGCTACTTCTGAAGAGGATCTGATCAATGCTGTAAGGACTTACCTTCTAAAGGGACAAACTCTACATTTCGGTGAAGAAAGTTTAAGCGCTACCGTAAGACTCGATTATGTTCCTGTACAGAATATTAATGGGGGATGGGCTGCAGCAGCAGCCTTTGTAGATGATTTATCAGAGTTTCATGATTTAATAGCTTTATATGCATATGGCAATTATGCTATCAGAGATGGTGCTCCTAATCCTATAGTTGATAATCAATTGCTAAGGAGAGAACAAGCACTCATAAGTTACTTAAGTCATGGAAGATCTCAAGAAGCAGCTAACCATGTGAGTTACGTACCATAATGGCTGTCAAGGGTAAAGATGTAGAACTCCTAGTTGATGGGATGAATGCAGATTCAACTCACAAAGGCGCCTATATCCAGAATATGGATAGACATATTAACTGGAAGGTTCGTAAGGGATTCGGTCAGAGTACTCAATTTGACACAACCTTAGGCTGGGATGATTGGGAATTCATTAGACATGTTGGATCCAGATATCTTAAAACTAACTTTGGTCATGAGCAGATTGTTTCTATCTGTTTAATTAAAACATTTACTGGCAACCTAGGAGGTACCGGAGGTGGTAGTATACTAACTCGGGTACAAAAAGTAGGACAATATATTACAGCCTACATGGTATCGATTTATGA